TCTACTAAAACAAAAAGTATAGAACCTAATCAACAAAAGGTTTGGTCTGAAAAGGAGATTGCTGCAATGAGTGTTGCTGAATTTGATAAATTTGAAAAAGAGATATCAGATGCAATGCAAGAAGGCAGAATCGTAAAATAACTATTATAACTAAAGGAATATATCATGGCTCAATATTTTGAACCCTCAACTGATACCGATGCAAACTTTGCAAACTCCGTTAGTGGACAAACTAATAGTTTCTTCCTACCTTCCATATACTCTAAGAAAGTTCTTAACTTTTTCAGAAAGGCAAGTGTAGTTGAAGCTATTACTAACACCGACTATGCCGGTGAGATATCTGCTTACGGAGACTCTGTAAAAATCATTGGTGAACCAGTAATCTCTGTATCTGACTATACAAGAGGTTCTGACACAACTGCAACTAAACTAACTGATGCTGAAACAACTCTTGTTGTTGATAGTGCTAAAGCTTTCAAATTCATCGTAGATGATATTGAAACTAAAATGTCACATGTCAACTTCAAAGAAGTAGCTTCATCATCTGCTGCGTATGCTCTTAAAGATGCATATGATGCTGCTGTTCTAGCAACTATGTTTGCTGGATGTTCAGCTTCATCACCTGACCACATTATTGGTTCAGACAGTGCAACTGCTGATGCAACATTAGGACACGCTACTAACTCTGTAGACCTATTAGGTTCAGACGGAACTGGTGTAGATGCAATTGACCTTATGGCAAGATTTGCTAAACTATTAGACGAACAAAATGTACCTGAAGAAGGTAGATGGTTCGTAGCTCCTCCTTCATTCTATGAAGAATTAGCTAAAGCTGACTCTAAGTTAATGTCTGTTGACTTTAACGCTGGACAAGGCTCTATCAGAAATGGTTTAGTATCAAGTGGTAAACTAAGAGGATTTGACATGTACAAATCTAATAACGTTGCTGCTACATCTAACGCTACTGGTAAATGTATGGCTGGTCACATTTCATCAACTGCTACTGCTAATACTATTCTTTCAACTGAAGTGTTGAGAGACCCATCATCATTTGGTGATATAGTAAGAGGCTTACATGTCTATGGTGCGAAAGTACTTAGAGATGATGCTTTATGTAGTGCATTCTATGTAATTGACTAATTGTCACTCGGGGGGTCTTAATTGACCCTCCACTTTTTAAAGGAGATAAATATGCATTGTGGAAGTAACATGAAAAAACGTAAGAAAAAATCTGCTGGTGGAGAAGTAAGAAGTTCTTATAAAAAAGGTGGACAACCTATGTACAAGAATGGTGAATGTCCAAAAGGAAAACCTTGTTAATATGAAAGTTAAAGCACCAAAAGGACACCATTGGATGAAACAAAAAAATGGTACGTTTAAATTAATGAAACACACAGGTAAGTTTGTAAAACATAAGGGTGCAAGTTTAGAAGCAAACTTTCCAATTCAAAAGGTTCATAAAAAATAATGGCTACAACATATCTTGACATAACAAACGAAGCACTAAGAGAACTTAATGAGATTCCTTTAACGTCTGCAAACTTTGCAAACGCTACAGGTATTCAAAAGTTTGTTAAAGATAGTGTGAACAAATCAATCTTTGATATAGCCAATGAAGAACCACAGTTACCTTTCTTTGCTGCTAATGTCAGTGGAAGTACTGACCCTTTCTATGGTAATGTAACAGTGCCTAGTGTAGCAGGACAAAGATGGTATACGCTAAAGTCTGATAGTTCTAGTATTACTACAGACTATGCATCAATAGATTGGGATGATTTTTATGTCACAACTATTAACGTATCAGGAGAAACAACACCTTATGTTTCTAAAGGATTAAGATTTTTAACTCTTGCTGATTGGAAAAGATACTACAGAGACAGTGAGAATGCAGATGATGCAGATACTCAAAACCATGGAGAACCACAGTTTGTTATTAAGTCTCCAGATAATAGAAAGTTTGGATTAAGTCCAATACCTGACAAGGTTTATAATGTACACTTTTATGCTTTCGTAAGACCGACTGCATTATCAGCTTATGATGATACAATCACTTTACCAGAGCAATACAGTAATATAATAACAGCTAGAGTTCGTTATTACATTTGGCAGTTTAAAGAAAGCCCACAACAAGCAGCTTTCGCATTGGATGATTATAAGAAAGGTATGAAGTATATGAAATCTAATCTTATGAATCCAGCTCCAAAGTATATGACAGACGATAGAACTTACTTCTAATATATGGCACGTTCACAACCTTATACTGTTGCATGTAGTGGTGGCTTAGTTAAATCAGCTAACTCAATTGATTTGCTTAAAAGCCCCGGAGTTGCAAGAGAACTTAGAAACTTTGAAGTCTCTATAGAGGGTGGTTATAGACGTATTAATGGCTTTACTAAGTTTGGTAGTAATCAACCTTCAGGAAGTGCTACAACTATATTAGGTGTAATGCCTTATGCAGATGGAGTTGTAGTTTGTACAAGTACTAATATATACTTTACACAAGACGGAACTACTTACTTACAGATAAATAAATTATCTCATAGTAGTGGAGATAACTACTCAACCTTTACAGGTAAAAGTGTTACAGCTAGAACTGGACAAGGGCAAATACAATTTGCAATGTTTGAAGGTGCTGCACAAGATTATGGTACAGTAATTATAGCTGATGGAGCTAATAAACCTTTTAGTTTTAGAATGGAAGGTACTGGAGCTTTAAGTTCTAGAACTTACTTTACAGAAGAAGTAACAGTTACAGGAACTAAATACTCTACTTTTATAACTTCACATGACCATCACTTAATAGCTGCTGGTGTAGAAGATAACGAGAATACAGTTTACTATAGTGTTTATAATGACCCATCAGACTTCGGTGGTACTGGAGCAGGTTCAGTAACTATATCAGATAAAGTAGTAGGTGTCAAGGGTTTCCGTACAGATTTATTTATATTTTGTGAAAATAGTATTCATAAACTTATAAACATAAACGATAGTCAAACTGTAGCAGTTGTACCAGTTGCAGAGAACGTAGGTTGTTTAAGCGGTTACAGTATTCAAGAGATTGGTGGTGACTTAATATTCTTAGCACCGGATGGATTAAGAACAGTTGCTGGTACAGCGAGAATTGGTGACGTTGAGTTAGGTACAGTTAGTAAAGCTATACAGCCTTTAGTAACAAGTTTAGCTGAAAACATAAACAACTACACTATAAGCAGTTTAGTGTTAAGAGAAAAATCACAGTATAGATTATTTTATACAGACACAACAGAACCAGCAGCTCAACAAAAAGGAATTATAGGAACATTGAGACCAGAAGGATTTCAGTGGTCAGAGACAAGAGGAATAGAAGTAACAGAAATAGGTTCAGGATTTGATGCGAATGGTGTGGAAAAATATTATCACGGTTCTACTACAGGCTATGTGTATATACACGATTCAGGTAATGATTTTGATGGAACTAACGTCTTAGCAAGATATGCTACACCTGATTATGATTATGGTGATTTAGGAACTTTAAAAACTTTACACTATTTAAAAGTTTCTTCAAGTGCTGAAGGTATTGTAGAACCTGATGTACAAGTTAGATTTGAATATGGTAATACGGATATACCGCAACCTCCTGAACTATTTGACTTAGGAACAATAAATCCTCCATCAATATTTGGTGAAGCTTTATTTAATACTAACGTCTTTGGAGGAGCAGAAAATCCAATGATAAGAGTACCGTTACAGGGAAGTGGAACAAGTAATAATTTTACATTTATAAGTGAGGACAACAAAGCTCCATATACTATTAATGGTTTATATGTAGACTTTATACCTTCAGGCAGGAGATAAAAACAAATGGCAATAACAAAAGTAACAAGAACTCTTTTAAGTACGGGTATTGTAGATAATAGTAATGCGACAGCTATAACTATTGATAGTAGTGAGAATGTTGGAATTGGAACTGGTAGTCCTAGTGGTGGTGCAGTTGGTGGTAAAGTTTTACATCTTGTTAATTCAGGTGGTACAGCATCAGTAAGAGTTGATAGAAGTGATAGTACAACTGCTGGAACTATATCTTTACTAGATGCTAATAGTACACATGGATTGTATGGTACTGGTAGTAAGCCTATGGCATTCTCTACTAATTCAACAGAAAGAATGCGTATTGATTCTTCAGGTAACGTTGGAATTGGAGCAACGCCAAAAGCATATCATTCAGACTATAAAGCTATAGACATCAATAATAGTGCTAGTGTCATGGGTTATACAGGTAACAATGGTGCTTGGCTAATGGAGAACTTGTATTATGGAACAGATAATAACTGGAAACATAAAAATAGCGATTTTTCAGCATTGGTTGGAATGTATGATGGTGTATTTAATTTCTATAATACTGCTTCAGGAACAGCAGGAGCAACAGCTACTTTACAAAATCGTTTAAAAATTGACCAATCAGGCAATGTTGGAATTGGCACCGATAGTCCTTCAGAAAAGCTATCAATTTTAGGAGGTCATGTTTCAGTAGGAGATAGTACAGGTGCAAATGGAACAGAGTTTTTATTAGAAGGATATAGAGAAATTTACAATGCAGCTAAATATGGAAACACAAGCATAAGAACAACTTATAGTACAACTACAAATGCTTCTGATATGTTGTTCTATACAGCTTCAGGTGGCACTAATACAGCAGAAGCCATGCGTATTGATGGTTCAGGCAATGTTGGAATTGGAACGAGCGACCCAAAAGAGTTTTGTGATATTAATGGTGGCGGTTTAATTGTACGAGGTGCTT